GGAAGTGCGTTTGAATGCACTGGAAAAAAAATGTAGCAATTGTGATAATTGTTGCGAGGAGAAATAAACATGGTTGAAAAAATAACAAAAGGAGAACATTTTCACGGAAACAATCCTGATATGAAACTTTTTTTCGAAAAACCAGACAAGGCTGAAATAGATGAAATGAACTATAAGAAGCCTATTACATCTTTCAAAGATGTTAAGAAGTCTGAGAAAGCAGAAGAAAAGCCAATATACATGGATGGAAGTGACGTAATGTCTAATCCAAATTCCGATTTTATAGCGGATAAAAAAAACTATGCACCGGGAAGTAAAAGTCAAACACTATCTTCCGGAGGCAACTAGGAGAAACAATGACACACCTACCAACTAGAAACAAGGATGGTTCTTTAAAAGAAGCAGCCCCTGTCAAAGAAGAAAAGCCTGTGGCTAAGAAAGAAACTAAGAAACCAGCTAAGAAAGCTAAGAAGTAATCATGGCTAGTATCTACAAGACTAATAAAAAAGAAAACATAGATAAAACTTTAACTATGCGTAAAAGTGGTTCTGGAGAAAAAGTATTCAGCCACGTGGGTGGTAAAACACATGCTTTGGAAAAGAAACCTATTTCTAAAGGCAAAGCTCTAAAACAAATTAGAGATGTAACCGAAATAGAAATTAGAGAAAGACATGGTCACCACATAGGTAAAAAGCAACATTCTAAAAATAAATACAAGTAAACATGGCACCTAGAAAGAAAACAGCCGCCGTTAAGAAGAAACAAGCAGCAGCACGTAAGAAGAAGGGTGGCTCTAACGTAGGAAAATATAAGAAGGGTATAGCATTTGCTGGCCCTTCAGGAGGAGCACCTAAAGGTAGTTTCCCTATTAATACCTTAAAGAGAGCCAAATCAGCTCTTAAGTTAGCTCACAATGCCCCACGTCCTGCTGGAATTAAACGAGCTGTATATAAGAAATACCCAAGTCTAAGACCAAAGAAAGGAGCTAAGAAATAATGGCTGCTAAGAAAAAAGGCTTGTATGCTAACATACACGCAAAAAGAAAACGTATTAAAAAAGGTTCTGGTGAAAAGATGAAGAAGAAAGGAGCCAAAGGACGCCCAACAGCTAAACAATTCAAAAGAGCAGCAAAGACTGCCAAGAAGAGGACTTCTAAAAAGAAGAAGTATTAATGGCACCTAAAAAGAAAAAAGATGCTAAATTAACTAGAGCAGGAGTATCAGGTTACAATAAACCTAAAAGAACACCTAACCACCCTAAAAAGTCACACGTAGTTGTGGCTAAAGAAGGAGGTAAGACTAAATTAATTAGATTTGGTCAGCAAGGTGTAAGCACTGCTGGTAAGAAAACAGACAAGAAATCTAATGCCCGAAGAAAGAGTTTTAAAGCGCGCCACGCTAAGAATATCAAGAGGGGAAAGATGTCTGCTGCTTACTGGGCCAACCGAGTTAAATGGTAAGCTTTATATAGGTAGCCATGCTAATTATGTATGGGCTCTCGCCTTAGGGCCATTGCCTCACAGGTTCTTATCGCAAGTGCCACGTGAGAGTCCCAATATGGAGATATCAACATATGAATGAAACAAGTAATAACACAGCAACAAATGAGACCGCAGATGATGGTAACATTACTGCAATCATTGAGACTGTAGAAGAATCTGGAATGTTAGATGCTTTAATGGATGAGCCATTATTAGCAGCTTTAGCTGCATTGGTATTAGGATTAGGTGCATACGTTGCCTATACTGTACCCGCAGTAAAAGAGTTAGTCTTTAAATATATAAAGAATAACGAAGCAGAGTTAATGGATTTATTAGATAAGAATCTAAGCAAAGCCCAGATTAAAGCTTTTGAAAAGCTAGATGTAACAGCGCAAAAGCACGTAAAAGACTCTTTAGTTCGAAATGTATTGATTACAGCATGGGATGAGAAAGACGATGAACTTGCAGCATTAGTTAAGTCCAAAGTTAAATCAGCCCTTGATGAAGGCAAAGCACTTTGAAGGACGTAGAGATATACGAGCAAAGATTACGTCAGAGAGTCGGAGAAGCAGAATATGGTCGTCATAAAGAGCTTGTCCGTCTTCTGGCGCGCAATCTTGCTCTTGAAGATTTATTGTGGGAAGAAATTCTTATATGTATTCGGGATGTTAACGCGAGAACAGAGCTCTTGCGACAGAGAAATCAAATCGTTCGTGACATACATACTGAATTCAGAGCATTAAACATAGAAGTCCCTACAGACGTAGAAAAGAATACAGAAACGTTTGGGGCATTTTTAGAGGAATTAACAAATGATGACGGACCAGAGCCACCTAAAGAAAGTACTGACAGGTAAAGGTGGGTTAGATTCAAGACATTTAGAAAATATATTCACTAAGTGTAGACACGATAAAGAAAAAATGAGAAAATTAGTCAGAGCGTTCTGCTCTGCTTACCTTATCGATGGAGAACAACGACCACTACGACTTAGACCCTTACAAGAAGACATAGTTTTAGAATCATTGTTAGAAAGGAATGACCATAAACAAAAAAAGTTAGCTATTCTAGCACCACGCGGTAGTGGTAAATCCTTTGCTCTTTCCGTAGCAGTCACTATATATATGTTTTTTAATAGATTTAGAGATTTAGTATTTATACTTGCTCCTACTGAAGACCAAGCAGCTCTTATATTTAATTATGTATATAGACATTTTGCTGATAATACCTTTCTTAATGGTTTAGTGGCTAATTATAGGTTTCATAATAAGCCCAACATAACACTTAAGGGGGGCACGATTATGAGAAGGGCTCCATTGGCGCCAAGTAACCAAGGACAAGCTATACGAGGACAACATCCTACGTTCCTAGTAGTTGATGAGTCTCCACTCATCGACGATAAACTATTTATAGACAACGTAGAACCAGCGATAGTTTCAAATAGGGCCCCGTTCATAAATTTAGGTACACCAAAGTCAAAAGACAATCATATGTGGCGTTATTTGTACGATGATGGTTATGCAGATACCTTCACAAGATTACATTATACTTGGAGAGACGCAGTGAAAAAAGGAGAAGCCTATTCGGCTCCTTATACTGAAGAAGAAATGTTAGATAAAATGACAGAATGGGGGGAAGATTCAGTTTATTGGAGGACTGAATATGAATGTGAGTTTGTAGAGTCTGTATCGAATGTGTTTAATGCAGAAAAAATTAAAAGGTGTTATGATGATTACGAAATTACTAGATTGGATGGCGATGGACTCAAGGGAGGAGGCGATATTACTGTTGGGGTTGACATTGGTAAATCTGTTAACTCTACTGTTATTAGTGCATGGTCCCTTGACAAGTCTGACCATGAAAATATTGCACGGCTTATCTACATTGAAGAGATTAATGCCAGAACTGGCGGACACGATATTCCATACCAACGTCAACGTATTATGGATATTACCTCTCAGCTTGGGGCTTCTCGTCTCATTGTGGATTGTACTGGTATGGGTGGTGCAATTGAACAAGATTTACGGTTGGCGTGTATAAATGCTGGTGTTCATTTCGTTCCTTTCATATTTACCGGCGGTCCTAAAGGTACTAAAACGCAAATGTACCGAGATTTTGTCTCATATGTCCAACAAGGAAGAGTAAAAGTACCTAATCCTGAAAATTTAGAACCACATGACGCTAAATTAATACATAAATGGACTAGAGAACATATAGAACTAGAATATACCATGGATGCATCACAGAAAACAGAAAAGATAGCAGCACCTAGTGGAAAACATGATGATTATTGTGATAGTTCTGCTATGGCAGTGCATGCTACATTGTCGATGTTACCTATGACTGGTAATTTTGGTAAATCTATAGTATCACGTCCTATAAATAAAAACAACAACGGCGGACCACAATACACAAAAGGTTCACTTTTTACTACAGGAAGGCGTAAAGTTACGCTAAACAAGCAACCTCTACGTGGTTTCTAGCAAAAACTTTATATACTCATTAAGATTAATTATTTAAAGCCATGTCGTTTATAGATAATGTTAGACGTAGGTTTG